GTCGCGGCGCGGGTCTTTGGCACTGGCCAGCAGAGCGTTCGCGATTGCCTGCGCCTGCGCGAGCGTCTGCACGAGCGGGTTGGCCGGGTATTCGTACCGGAGGACGCCATTTTCGATGATGCTGGTCTGATCCCGGGTGATGACCTGCTCCCCGCCCTGCACGCTGAGGGGTTTGCCGGTGACGACGAGCGTCACGCTGGCCTGAGAACCGGAGATGTTCTTGATGCTGACCTCCGCGCCCCAGGCGTAGTACGTCGCCCCGACGATGCTCACGCCCGTCGGCGGGCTAATCAGCGACGCCGTAGCCTCAATGACTGGTGTCTGCGTATACTGCACCGTCACGACGACAGTCTGCCCGGCCGGCACATTTATCGGCGTCATGGACCGGTAGACTTCCTGTGGAGCGTCGGCCGGACGAAGCGGCTGAGTCGTCACGACGACCTCATTCGCCACTTGGTCCTGGCGGCTCGGAGCGGAAAGCGGCGGGAAATAATCGTCCGCTGTGATCTCCACGTCCGATGCAGCCGGCACGCTGGACATGCTCTCGACTCGGATCACACCGTCGCGGTCCGCGTACACGACGGCCAGCCCGGCCTCGGCGATGATCCGCAGGGCCTCGCGGTGGCTGGTGGGTGAGAGCCATGCCCACGGAATGACCGTCTGTTGCAGCGCCGGGTCGATCCAGTATTTGCCCGGCTGCAGCCCGGCGTCCACTAGCACCTGCTCGGCCAGGGTGTAGAGGGAGATGTTTTGCTGCACCTGTCCGGGTGTGTAGGTGCTCTTCCGGAGCAATTCGAGTCGGTCCCGCGCCGTCACCGATGCCTCCAGCGTGTCGTCCGGCGAATCCCAATCGAGCGACCAGAACGTGCCGAGAGGGACCCACTCATCGTAACCATCGAAAGAGCGATCTGTACCACGCTTGAGTGAGATTTGCTTCATGTAGATTTCGCTCGCTGTGGAACCACCGCCAATTAACTGAATCGTATAGTACGCAGCCGTCGGATAATTGGCAAGAATGTCCGAGGACCGAATTTTATACGTTAACCAACCCTCGGTGTAATCAGGAGAATAGTGCTTGATCCACCCAAATTGTGCAACAATTTGTGGCGCATAGTTGGTCTTGATGCAAACCCCACTCGCATTGTAAAGGGCAATATAAAACACGGCATGGAGCGCGTTCTTTACATTCTTTATGAGCGCTCGGATGGTGAACTCTATATCAAGTTCAATCGGAAGGTAAAAAGAGTGCCCATTATGGGCGGAACTATAAGACGTGATTTTTAATGCTCCCTCAGTGTAATCGTAGGTGTTTGCGTTGCCCCACACGATGCCGGATTTTGGTGCTGCATTCCACCAGTCGATGTCTAATGGTGGACGTGCAAGGTTTCCCCTTCCATCTGTACCCAGCCACGCTCGGATGCGACGGTTCGGCTTCAGCAGGCCCGCCAAGGGACTGTTCCGGTTCGTGACGTCGAATTTTCCGCCTTCGTTCGCAAGCCGAAGCGTGATTTCATTCGCGCTGACGTTCCCGACCGGCAGGCTGCCCTGCGACGCCTCACGTTCCTCGAGTAGTCGCACCTCGACCACGTCGCCGCGATAGTACGTCTCCTGGATAGACGTGAAAAATTCAACGATCTTCGCCTGCCGCCCCGGATGGCTCCAGCGGGTGATGACGAGTTCCTGCCGCGCCACGTCCAACACCGGCGTCGAAAGGTTTTTCGACCATTCGATGGCTGTGTTTCCCGTGACCGCTTCAGACCGGAGCAACGTGCCATCTTCCGCGTACAGATCCACCCGAAAATCGACCGGCCACTCTTCCCGGGCAGTGTCCCCGACGACCCGGAGAGAGTGCACCGGTCGGGGAATGTGCGTCACGACAAGCGTCGGGAACGGCTCCGAAAATGCACCGTCAGGCCCGGACAGCTGCGCAGACCACCATCCGAACTGATAGCGAGTCAAATCCTGCGGCTCAGGCGCAAGGTGATATGAGCCGTCCAGGACCCAGGAGCCGTCCAAACTGGCCCATTTGTGCGTCGCCTGCGCCACGCCGTCAGCCGTCTGGGAAGGATAGGAAACGTTGGCCTGATCTGGAGCGGAAACGTCGATTGATTGGTCAATTTCCCAGTTTGTGTAGTCGATCGTCACGCGGACGTCGACCTGACGCTTGTCCGCCCGCATCTTGTCAATGAAGTCCTGCGTAACAGGATACATATGACCACCTCACGGGATCAGAAGAGCGGTCACATCCACGCCTTCTGCCTGCGAATAGTCGATCCAGACTTGCGATGTGCCGGGCTGATTGTACACAGTCGGGTCAAGCGGGCCGATGAAAACGCAAGTGGCAGGCGGGATAACCACCTGCCGGTCCTGAAGTTTCAAACCACCCACGGTGTATCCGGAGCGGATCGTGACCGTGACCTCCTCCTCGTTCGTGTTGCAAATGTGAAGCACGATCTTTCCCGTCGAATTCTCAACGCTGTGCCCGTCTTCAGCCGCCGGCGAATAGGCCGGAATCAGTCCGGCATCGGATACTTGCTGCCTCGGAATGCTCACTCGTGCCATGGTCCTCCCTCCTGTCACTGCTCAATGAATGGGATCGAGACTTCTTCCCAATATCGGACGCCGCCCCGTGTGTGCCAGAGCGATGTGGTGATGTCGCCACAATATGCCGTCATGGTCTTTTGTCCGCCAGCGTCGGGGTATTCGAAGCTGAAAAATGGTTTATTGGCGGCGAGCAAATCGAGAATCTGCTGCAGGTCAGTGTCAGGCAGATAACTCCAGACAACATCCACCCGCCGGACACCGGCGCGGATAACCTCCATGACCATCCGGCCGGAAGCGGTGCGGCTGGCTTTCGTCAAATCAAAGCGCCCGACCTTCACTTCGGCCGGGCGCGCAACCAGTGTTCCAGCTATGCGAATTTCGGCCATTCATCACACCCCCTGCGGCCGGACGACGAGCTGCAGGCCCTGACGTTGCCCTTCTGCGATGATGGCGGGCAAAATGGCCCGGGCAACCTCTCGTTCGCCGACTTTGAGCACGATTTCCCGGTTTCCGCCGGATTGCGTTCCTGTTGCCTGCGTGACGCGGAGTGCTGTCACGAAAGCCTGATAGATCGCCCGCGCAAGCGTTTCCTCGTTCGGCGTCAGATCGCCCAAATCTCTCACGCCCGGCGGAAGCGGGACGACAGCCTCAGGACGAGCACCTTCTCCGATCATCGCAAGGGTCGGCGAACCGACGATGCCGCCCTTGGCGAGCATCGGAATCTCCGGAATTTGCGGAACCCCGATGGTGAATCCGCCGACGGTGCCGACGAGCGGGATGTTGACTGCTGGAACTGTGATTTGGATCCGGTTGAACGCGCGGATGAAACTGTTGATGATCCCGATGATCCCGTTGATCGCTCCCTTGATCCGATTTGTCACCTCGTCCCAAATCCGACCGGCTGTGTCCCGAATCCCCTCCCAGGTTCTCGAAAGTTGACTGGAGATGCTGTTCCAGGTCTCCTCAATCCGGCTCTTCGCCTCATTCACCAAACCAGTGATCTTATCGCGGACCTTGCCCCACCAGTCTCTGGCAGCCGTCAGGATGCCGGACCAAGTGTCTCCGAGCCAGGTCGTGAGGGCATTCCAGATTTCCTCCGTCTTGGCCTTGACACTGTCCCACCAGGAGGAAACGGTGTCCCGGATACCCTCCCAGGTGGTGGCCACCGTCGCGGCGATACCGTTCCACTTATCGGAGAGCCATCCAGTGATAACATTCCATATCTCCATGGACTTGGTCTGGATGGCCGTCCATGCCGCCTGTATATTGTCCCGGATGGACTGCCACACAGCTACGGCCGTGGTCTTGATGTTCTCCCAAGTCACAACGAGAAAGTTCCAGACGGTCTGACCGATGGCTTTCACATGGTTCCATGCGGCTTCCCAGTCGCCGCGAATCAGCGCCAAGACAAGGCCGATGATGTTCTTCACCAAGTTGATCGCAGTCTCAATGATGATGCCGATCTGCCGCCACACACCACCGAGCAGAGCGAGAATGGTGTCACCCCAGTTAGCCCAGAACGTTTTCAATCCGTTCCAGATCACCTTTGCCGTCTCGACAATCGCCTCCCAGAGCGCGACCGCGGCGTCCTTGAGAGTTTCCCAGATAGAAATCAGGTGCGGACCGAGCTTTTCCCACAGTCCTCGCAGGAAAGCCCCAACCTCGTCCCAGTTGGCGATGATGAGCGTCGCAATCGTGACGAGGATTGCCACAGCTGCCACGACTGCACCAATCGGGCTTGTGATGGCCAAAATGGCCAGGCCGACCACAGCCAGCACGCCGGCGACGGTTTCCATGACCGGACCGACGGTCGACCAGTTTGCGCGCACCCAATCCGCAGCCCGGGCAAAACCGTCGATCACGTTCTGCAGCCACGGGAACGTGTTGAGTGCGCCGGTCTTGAGCCGTTCCCACGCGCCGGAAATGGCGTCCACCGTCTTCTGCCACGCCTGGGCGATCCGGCCGGCTCCCGCATCCACCTCTTCCGCCAGATCTGCGAAGACGTTTCCGAGACCAGCCACGCCGGGCAGGTCACCGAATTCCAGGTCTGCAAGCTCGAGTGTGGCCGGGGAATCGGCCATCTCTTCCTGTATCGAGTGCACTTCGTCGAAAGACTGCAGGTTACTCTGCGCCGCTTTCGCAGCCTCCTCCACCGATTCCCCAAGCCCCTGCTGAGCCTCCGCGGCCTTTTGCGCCGTGTTAGCCACCTGCTGCGCAGACTGAGCGACAGCCGTGCTTCCTGCTGAGGACGTCCGCGCGGCCGCCATGGACTGCGCAGCCATGGACTTCAGGCGGTTCGCCATGTCCGTCATGGCCTGAGAGGCTCCACGGAGGGCCGGTATGAAAACAGAAATGGCACCGATGATCGCCCCCGTTCCGCGCACGATGAGCGATGCGGCGTACAGCACCACGGAGGAGATGCCGGACCACACCCGGCGCGCGATGTCGCCGAGTTGGTTCCAGTACCTCGCGATCAGGAGCGCGGTCGCCGCGACTGCGGCTCCTACCGCCATCCAAGGAAGGAGCGGCCGCATCGTCGCAACCAGGCTCGTCCGCAGTTTTTTCAGCGCAGGAATCAGCATGCCAACGATGACCGGCACAAGCGCGCCTCCGATCGCTCCTGCAATCCCGATGACGACCGGCTGTACCCACGGCGGAAATGCACGGCGGAGAGCTCCGAGGAAGCCCTCGCGGCTCACCAGATCGGCGAATCGACCAATCGTCGCGTTCAGCTTTTCCATCGCCGATGCGAGGCCGAAAATCCGGATGATGTCCTGACCCATGCCGCGGGTGATGGTGGTCATGGCGTCTTTCAGCTGCTCCCATTGCCCGAGCATGGTTTTCGACTGCGCCTCCATGGCGCCGCCGAATTTCCGGATCATGCCGCGCAGCACAGCGTCTATCGCAACTGTCGAGCTGACGGCCCCCTTCGAGACCTTCTCCATCGCTTCCGGGACGGTCACGCCGATCGCCTCGGCGAGAAATTCCCACGCCGGAATACCCTGCTCGGTGAGCTGGAGCATTTCTTGCGAGGCGAGCTTTCCCTTTGCGCGAATCTGACCGAGCGCTCGGATGACGGACTCAAACATCTGCGAGCCGCCGCCCATCGCCGCAACTGCGTCACCGATCGGCGTAATCATTTCGAGCACGCGATCAGCCGTGAAGCCGTAGGCGAGCAACTGACGGGAGGCCTGTTGCAATTCAGCCATTCCGAATGGCGTCCGGCGGGCTTGGATTTCGAGTTCACGCAAAAAACGAGACGCCTCTTCAGCCGATCCAAGAAGCGTCGTGAAGGCGATCTGGCTCTGTTCAAAGTTTGCCGCCATCTTCACCCCGACAGCTCCCATACCGGTCAGGGCTGCACCAGCAACTGCGGTTGCCCGCGTCACCACCCGCGCCATCGTAAGGGCGGCCGGGGTGACTTTCCGGATCGCCTCTGGCATGGACCGGGATTGGCGCTGGATGTTCCTCGCGAAGTTGTTCCACCGGCGGTCGGCCTTGCTGATTGCCGAAACAAAGCGCCCTGTCGAAGCGATCAGGGCGACATTGAAAGCGCCTACCGTTGCCATTTCTAGCCACCTCGGTTATGATCGAATTGCGGAAAATTTTGCAAAGGAGCGGATATGTATGAAGAAAATCCGCTGGTTCCCGGCCATCGTCGGCGGTTTCCTCAGCGGACTGGCTTTCTACTTCGTGGTTTCCATGTTCGCAGCGTCCCCTCAGGTATGGGCTCTGTTTGTCGGCTGGCTCCTAGTCGGTTATTGGGCAGGAACGGGAAAGAGCCGTGCCTGGGGACGGGTTTGGCTCGTGTTATGTATCCTCTGCTTCCTGCTCCCGATCAGCGCCTTCGTAATGGGCGCCAGCACCACAGCAGATGCGATCAATACATCAGCGAACGAAGCCGAGCAGGCGGGAGCTGCTATCGGCGGCGCTATCGGAACAACACTCCTGACCGGAGCGGCCGGAGTGATTGGGTTTTTCCTCGGAATCATCTTCGCGATCCTAGCCTATTTCGGGCTTCGTGCCCCAAAAAGCGTATCGGTTACCTCGGCACCTGCCGAAACAGAAAAATGATTGAAAGGCGGCCGAATCACCGGCCGCCTTCTTGATTTGCTGCTGAAAGAATCCTTGCCCACATTTCCACGATTGCGATTTGGTCCTCGACGGGTTGCTCCTCTGTTTCCTTCGGTCGAACATCCCTCCTCGGCATGAAGTCCTGCGGCTCGTATGGCCTGCGGCGACGCTTCTGGTCACGGTTCGCATTCGCGACTGTCGACGCGATGAGTCCGGCCCGCCAGTCCTCCGTCTCTGTTCCCCACGGTTCGAGCTGATAGAAGGCCATCCACTCCGCCAGCTCCCGGCTACTGACACGGGAAAGCAACTCCTGGACGGTCATCCCAAGTGCAAGGGCGAGACGAAAATAGAACCGGCGGGCCGGGTTCGCCCTCAGTTTCCCGCGAGCTCTTCGACGTCTTCAGGCCGAAGACCGGACAGCCGCTGCGCCACTGCGAAAACACGATCGAGCGCGGCCGCCGACTTCTTGCCGAGCGCTTCGGCGTCTTCGTCGGTAAAGATCCGGTTCCCTTCCTCGTCCACGACCGTCAGAGCCACGAGCTTCGCCCGGATGTTTCGAAGATTCATGCGAGTGTTTTTCCCGCGTTGCTCAACGATCGACTGTTCGAATGCGTCACGCTCGGCGCCGGTGAGACCGCGGACGCGGACGACACCGCCCCATTCGGGGACTTCGACTTCTTCAGTCGGCAGGTCCTGAGCTTTCAGGATTGCGTCGCGAGTCAAAAACTTACCCACGATCTGTCCTCCTCATCAAGTGATTTGGCCGAAGTCATACACGCCGGACAGCGTGATCGTGACTTCCGCCTGCACCACGTCGCCGGACGCGATTTCCTGAGGCGCGTAGGAGGTAACAATTCCGGTAAACGTCCAGCCGTAGCTATTCGGCAGCTTGATCCGGTACCGCCGCGCTTCCGCACTGCGGAAATCTTGTTCAAGATCCAGATGCCCCGTGTTGGATGGATCGAAATTCAGCGTCACTGCAACCTCACCGGGATCGATGATGCCCGGGAGCTTTTTCCGCACGTCACCCGGCGGGTCGAGTTCGTCGACCTCAGCCACCTCGCGCTCCGGTTGCGGCGGAGTGATCGAGGCGATTTGGGCGATTTCAACGAATGTACCCGAATCATCCTCTCGGTAGAATTTCGTTCGCAGACCGGTCGTTTCGGCCATTTTACAACACTCCTTTGTGCGTGATAATCACGTCGACGTGGTAATGCGTCTGCCCCACGTCCTCGAGGTAATCAGGCGAAAAGTTGTCCACGAGGCAAGCGAGCACCGGTAGGTGCCCGGCCATCATTCCGTTGTAACCATCCAGGCTGGCCCGAACGGCCGCGGCAATGGTCTCCGCCTCTTTGAGCGTGTCGGCCATGATCTTGATCTGGATCCGCGTGTCGCACGCAAAAACCGACGAGAGGTCCCGGCGGTTTACGTTTGAGATGGTGTTGAGCACGATCAGCGGATACGTGGAGCCCAGATCCGGCGTCTGGTGATAGATTCGGTCGCTGACCAGCGCTGTGATGTTCGGGTCCGCCATGAGGTGCGCATATACGGCTTCCCGAGGCGATACATTCATTTCAGCTTCAGCCTCCGCCGAAAGGCCCGGATCATCACTTCCTGAGCCTCATGCTTTTTCGCGTCCAGCGCCGGCCGGAGCCACGGATGCGGCGGAACATGGCCGATGATCTTCCTGTCTGCCTTCCGGGTACCGCGCACGATGGCGTGCCCCATCTCCACGAGGCGACCGTACCAGCCTTTTTTGCCCGGGCCGATCTGGACGACCACGCGGCTGCCGACGCTCTCTTTCGCGATCTCGGCGTGGATGTCGCCGGCAAGCGTCCCGGTGACCTTCCGTTCCCGCGCGTTCTTTTCGGCCTCAGCCCGTATCACCTCGGCGCCTTCCAGTGCCACCTCCCGAAGATGCGCGCCCGACACTTCCCGCGGCATCATGTTCAGGTGCGCGCTAATTTCCTCCATGCCTTTCACTCGGACCTTCATCCTCATGCCGGGCGCACCTCCTTACAGAGCAACGTCAGCCAGCGGCGGCGACCATCCCGGTCCAGAACAGCTTGAACAGTGAACTCACGGCCGTCGTGGTGAACAATCATCCCCGGCTCAACCCCGCGGCGCCAGCGGATCGTCACGCGATGGTCGGACTGCTCCGCCGTCTGCATTGATTCGAAGCGAAGGCGCCCGGTGAGAGCCTCCACGGCGGCCCAAACGGTGCAAACGGGTTGCCACTGTTTCGGCAGTTGGTTGCCGAATTGATCTTTGCCGGAGGTGTACCGTCCGATTTCGACGCGGTGACGAAGCATGCTCATCTGAAATGCCATGATTATCCACCACCCGGCGCGCGGTAGTCTCCGGAAAGAGAAAGGTGAGCCTTGATCATGTCATAGGCCGTCTGAAGGCGCTCGGTGTTGGGATGGTCCCACTCAAAATGAGCCCTGACATAGGCGATGACAGCTCGTTTGATCAGCGGATCTGTTTCATCGCGGGCCTTGTCCGGGTCGACGCCGCTGAGTGTCAGGTCAGCCTGGGCGGCGGCGATCAGGTCGGACAGCTCGCCGTCATGATCATTGCCGTCGACGCGGAGAACCGCCTTGACATCATCGATCAGTGCCACGGCTACCGCCTCGCTTCCGACGCTTCGGCTCCTCATTCGACGTATCGGCCTCGGCAGATTTCACAGCCGAGGCCTTGTCCACACGCTCGATGATGCCGTGACGTTCGAGATAGTCGGCTTGCCGCTCATCGGTCACCTGGTACGGCTTCCCGCGCAAGTGGAGCCGGCCCGTGAACGGGTCCACGAAGGACCGCCTCGTTTTGTACATCATCGGGCATCACGCCCCATCACGAGGTAGCCTTCTTGACCCGCACGAAGCCGTTCCATTTGATCACGTTGCCACCGACGTAGACAGAGCCGCGGTGCGCCACTTGGCCGCTGCGGAACTTGTAATCGGTGCTCCGCTGGATGTCGATTTCGCTGAAGATCGCCAGGCCGTAGTTGCTCAGGTGGCCATAAGCCATGCAGTAGGTGTCAGGCGCCGTGGTGCCACCAGACAGCACGCCGCAGGCGCTGTTGATGATGAACGGGATGCCGTCAATCAGCCCAGTGTTGCCGTTGTAGCTGATCGTGTGGATCCGGTTGCCGTTACCGTCACGCAGCTTGGCGAAAGCCTTCAGGTCGGCTTTGTTCAGGATCAGCGTGGCGCCAGATTCCACATCTTCCTCGCCGCCATAGCTGAAGATGATTTCGTCCAGTGTGCCCTCGTCGATCGTCGCCAGTTGCATGTCCGTCGACGGGTCGATCGCGCCGGCTTTGGGATTCTGGCTCGAATAGTTGCTGGCGAAGATGCCGGTGATCTTGTTGTTCGCGCCCGAACCGATCAGAATCTGCCGAGCAATACGCTTGCGCAGCGCGATCCGCACACCATTGACCACTTCGGCGTCGTAGTCGATGTCCGGCAGCTTCAGGACGCCTTCATCTTCTTCCGTGTAGACCGTGACCTTGCTCTTGTTGATGGTCACGAACCCAAATTCCGTGTCGGATTCGTGATAGTCGGCGTCATCCGCCACTTCGGCGCCTTCGCCGTAGCCACGGACATAGGACCGCTCGAAGGCTTCGCCACCGAGCCGCGGGAAGATGCGAACCAGATCGACGAGCGACGACACTTCATTCCACGCCGGCATCATGTCCGTGCCGTACCTGGTCGGCACCAGCACGCCTTCGGTCGTCAGCTTCACGGTATTCATGGCTTTCAGGTCACGGCCGCGTTCCGGCGATGCCGCGAAGCCCCAGCGAGTGATGACGCGCTGCGGTTGGTCGTTCATCCGGTCGATGACTTGACCTTGGCCGCCCGGCACCGTCGCGCCTTCATCCGTACCGGACACCATGCCGGTCCGCAGGTCCTTGAGCTGGTCTTGCAGTGCGCGGGCATTCGCCCTGGCGACCATCGCCTTCTGGTACTCGCTGTCCAGAGCCTCGATCTGTGCCTTGATCGAATTGAATTTCTCCGTGTTGCCTTCGTTGGCGTAAGCCTCAGCCTCCGCCACCAGCGCTTTGCGCTTTTCAATGTACTCCTGACGATTCATTGTCTTCTCGAACCTCCCTTAATTTGATGAGTTCCAACTGGAGCATAAGATTGTTTGCGGCCCGTTGTTCTCGGGCCAAATCAAAAAGCCGGCGCATCGCTGCGTCGGCTTTCATCTGGACCGCCAGCCGGCTGAACGCATACGCCGGCGCCGCCCTGGCGTCCGCCGGTTCGCTGGCTCCGTCCGTGTAGAGGACGCCGTCGGCGAACCCCAGTTCGACCGCCTTTTGGGCACTCATCCAGGTCTCCTCGTCCATGAGACGGGAGATTTCGTCCCGCGGCATGCCGGTTTTGAGTTCGTATGCGTTGATGATGGCCGCCTTGATCTCGTCCAGCACACCAGCCACGTGCCGGAGCTCTGCGGCATCCCCCGCTGCACGGACCCAGGGGTTGTGGATCATCATCACAGCCGCCGGCGACATCAAGACCTCATCGCCCGCCATCGCGATGATGGACGCCGCGGAGAGTGCTTTGCCGTCGATCTTGACGGTCACTTTGCCCTTGTGCTCTTTCAGGGCGTTGTAAATGCCGGCTGCGGCCCATACGACTCCACCAATGCTGTCGATCCAGACGGTCAGATTCTTGCCTTTGTGCTGGGCCAGCTCCTGGCGGAACCTATTCGGGGTCGCGTGATTGATCTCCAGCCACTCATAAAGCCAGGCATCATCGTCGTCGACGATCTCGCCATCAATCCGCAGCTCCGCTTCAGTGTCAGACTTCGAAAGAAACCGCCAGAATTTCACTGTTCGTTCTCACCTCCTTGACCGGATGTGATAGCATCATCCACAGCCGCAGTATCAAGACGCCGAATTGGCTGATCGCCGCCCGGGATCGGCGGAAGGTTGAGGATCCGCCGCCATTCATTTGGTGTCAATGCGCCGCGGTCGACCATCTGCACGAGCCCGAGCTTCGTCTGCATGCTTGCAAACGTCAGCGACGTAGCATCGAACACGATGCGATTTCCGAAGCCGCGCTCACGCCGGGAGAACAACTTGCGCGTGAATTCCTCGCTCATCTGTTGGGCCAGAGGGGCAATCTCGGCCTCGAAGTAGGCGAGCCATTCGTTTTCATCGTAGGTCGCCTTGACGATGGCCTCGTTCACGCGGAAAAAGCTGTAGATCCTCTCCACAGCCTGTTTTTGCATCTGCGTAGGAGGAACATACTGCTGCCCCGTGTCCCTCAGCGGCTCCACGTCAAACCGACCGTCTTGCGGCAGGATGCCGGTTTCGTTTTCAAGGCTCAAATACTGCTCCGAAAACTCTTCGACGTTTCGCCGCATATCGCCGGGCCTGAGCTGCTGTTTGAATTTCAGCAGCCAGCGAATGAAAGCGGACCGCTTGACGGCCTGCACGATGCTCTGGTCCGATGCGCTGATCACTTCCATCAACTGCTTGAGCGCCTCGGCTTTGGGCGCGCCGAAAACGTCGGACTCGGCATATTCATCGCGCAGATGGATGATGTCCGAATAGGGCAGTTCGAGCCGTTTGCCGCCCGTCAAGTGGAACCTCATCCATAGCTGACCATCGGGCTTTACCACCGCTTCGGCCGTCGCCGCCGGGATGATGTACAGCTGCGCGGGCATCCCGTCCGGATCTCGGATGATCTGGACGAATGCGTTGTTGTTCAGCTGGAGGAGTGTCGCCAACCTCTCCCGGAACACTTGCCCGCCGCTGTACGGATTCGGCTCCTCCAAAAGCATCCGCAGGTACGGCTCCGGGTTGATCTGCATCTGCCCCGCTGCCTCCCGTATGTGCATAGCGGCCAGCTTTCCGATGGCTTTCGCCTTCGGCCGGATTGCAGCCCGAACAATGTCGCTTTTGTACAGCGATCCATCCCAGGCGCGATACCATCCTCCATGGTCCGTGATGAGCTTCACGCGCATCACCGTATCGGCTCGCCTGTTGAAAATTCGATTGATCCAGCTCACATACTCACCACCTCTCAAGCGCAACAGAAAACCGCCCAATCGGGCGGCTCATGGCTGATACATGGCAAAGTCGTCTTTGCATCGGAGGTATGCGACATAGGCGTTAAGGAACGCCGTGTAGCCGTCAATCCGCGCCTTGCTGGATTTCTTGTCCGGTGCGACGTTATTGTTCGCGTCGACGCGCGCCGCCGTGTTGGTCACGCACCAGCGGAAAAGTCCATTGTGCCGGCTGAACACGACATGGCGGTCCTTGAACATCACCCGTGTCTCCTTCATCGGCGCCGACAGCGTCTGCGGGCCCTGCGCCACTTCAAACACGACGCCGCGACCGTCTTTGTCTTCCCGTGGGAATCCCCGCATTTCCATCTCCTCGGCAAAATCTCCGAAGTGCCAGCGGTCGGCGCCGATTTTCCAGAAAACGACGCCATATTCCCGGGCCAACATTTCGAACCATGCGGCCACGTCTTTCCGGCTGACCAGGCTACCCTCTGAGATATGGAGAAGTTTGTCGTTCAGCGGGTCGCTGGCGCCTGTCCGAGTGAATGCCTCGTATGCCATTTGATCCCGCTTGCTGTTTTGCTCCAGCCTGTTCCGGGCGATGAAATACCGCTGGAAAACATGGAGCTTGCCATCGAACGGTACCAGCGCCGTCGCGCAGCACAGGTCTGTTGTCTCGGCCAAGTCGACCCCGCCGACCGCGTACTTGTCGCGGAGCATATCAAGCGACATATCCGCTGCGCACTGATCGACGGTCTGCAAGTCGAAGTAGGCGACCGCCGTGCTGGCCGCCCGGTTCAGGTGTTTCGTTAGAAA